GGTGGGCGAGTGAGCTCGTCCCCTACAACGTGATGGACGACTTCATCAACTTCCTCCGGCCGCGGACCATCCTCGGGAAGTTCGGGCAGACCATCAACGGCACGACCTACCCGTCGTTGCGGACGGTGCCGTTCAATACGCGCGTCTCCGGGTTCAGTTCGGGCACGTCGGCCGCGTGGGTGGGTGAGGGTTTGCCGGTCCTGCTGAGCAAGGGTGTCAGCATGACGACGTCGCTGACCTGGTCGAAGCTCGGCGCCCTGGCGGTGCTGACCAAGGAAGAAATCCGGTTCAGCAACCCGAACGCGGAAGCCAAGGTCCGAGACGACTTGGTGGCGGCGCTCGTGCAGAAGATGGACATCGACTTCATCAACCCGGCTCGAGCCGCGGTGGCGAACGTCAACCCGTCCTCGATCACGTATCAGACGACGCCGATCCTCACGACCGGCACCACGGCGGCGGCATTCCGTACGGACTTCGCCACGCTGGTCGGCACGTTCGCGACGGCACTCCTGCCGCCAGACGACATCGTGATCATCATGTCGACGGTCGATGCGCTGAACATCAGCCTCATGATCACGTCGCTCGGCAACCAGGTGTTCCCCGGGATGACGATGAACGGCGGGTACCTCATGGGGTTCCCGGTGATCACGACGACCGCGATGGTCGCTACCGGGTCGCCGAGCTCCACGATCATCGTCGCGGTCAAGGCCGGGGAAATCTACCTGGCTGACGACGGCGAGGTCACGGTGGACGCGAGCGATCAGGCGTCGGTCGAAATGGTCGACTCGTCCTCGGTGACTGGCATCGTCGGTACCGGCGCCAGTGTGGTCAGCCTCTGGCAGACCAACATGGTCGGCCTGAAGGTGATCCGCGCGGTGAACTGGAAGCTGCGCCGCACCGGCGCGGCTCGGTACATCTACAACGCGGCCTACAGAGCGTAGGCGTAACACTTGCTAAGTCACCTCCTTGTGGATGTTTCAGTACATGAGGAGGTGGCCAGCATGAGCACGAAAGCACAGGTGGGCGCGGTGTCAACAGCAGACAAGCCGAAGAAGCCAGCGGCCGACGAACCAGCGCCGAAGCCGGCACCGAAGCCGACGCCCCCGACGAATCCGGCGCCAGAGCCGGACGGCAATACGCCGGTGGACGTGCAGCAGACGCAAGAAGAACTCGATCGCGCACGGCCGCACGATCAGCCGTAGTTCACACGGGACGGTCCTGCTGCGTTCGGTGGGGGCCGTCCCAGTCGTTCTCCCTGCGCTAAGGGGTACCCGTCATGGCGTTCGACAACTTCACACCCACGAAGGTGCGCGCACTGGTGGAATGTCCGCAAGGGCAGCAGCCGGGCGAGGTGTTTGAAGTGACGGCGGATGTGGCGGACATCCTCCTGTCGGTCCATTCCGTCGAACTCGTGGCGGCTGACACTCCTCTCGGCAAACCCAAGCGCGGCCTCTACAACCGGCGGGATCTGCAGGCTAAGCCCTGATGCGGATTGGGCCGATCGAGTTGTCGTGGCGGACGAAGGGCAGCGCCAGTGCGGCGCTCGGCGACGGTATTACGCATCTCCCTGCCAGCAACGCGGGGTGGTGGCCAATAATCCGTGAAAGTTTCGCAGGAGCCTGGCAGCGCGGTGTGATCGTGCCGGTCGAGGACGCGCTGACGCATCCCACCTATTGGGCGGTCGTCACGCTCATCGCTGGCGACATTGCCAAGATCCGGCCGATGCTGGTGCGGGATGAAGACGGCATCGACATCGAGATCGAGCACAGCTCGCCGTACGGGCCAGTTTTGGAAAGGCCCAATCACTACCAGAACCGGATCCAGTTTTTCACCTCGTGGATGCTGTCGAAGCTGATGCGCGGCAACAGCTATGCGCTGAAGGCCCGAGACGCCCGCGGCATCGTCACCGATCTGTACTTGCTCGATCCGTTGCGGGTGCGGCCGGTGGTGTCCACGACTGGCCAGGTGTACTACGCCTGTCAGCAGGATCTGCTCGCGGACATCACTGAGGCAAACGTGGTGATCCCGGCGCGCGAGATCATCCACGACATCGGCTTCGCGCCGTATCACCCGCTGATCGGGTTCTCGCCTGTCTATGCTTGCGGCCACACGGCCATGCAGGGGCTGACGATCGTCAACAACGCCACGCGCCATTTCCGGCAGGGGTCGCAAGTGGGCGGGGTGCTGACGGCGCCGGGACAGATCAGCGCGGATACCGCGGCACGGCTCGAGAAGTACTGGCAGGAGAACTACGCGGGCGAAGCCAACATCGGCAAGGTCGCGGTCCTCGGCGATGGGCTGAAGTTCGAGAAGCCAACCGTCATGTCTGCCGTAGATTCGCAGCTGATCGACCAGTTGAAGTGGGGCGACGAGAAGATCTGCTCTGTCCACCACGTGCCGCCGTTCATGGTTGGTGTCGGGCCGCTGCCGTCCTACAACAACGTTGAAGCCCTCGGCCAGCAGTACTACGGCCAGTGTCTCCAGTTCTATTTCGAGTCGCTGGAACTGTGCCTGACGGAAGGGCTGGAGCTCGAGCGCGTCGGGTTCGAGGTGGAGTTCGACATCGGCGAGCTCGATCGCATGGATTCGGTGCAGCGCATGGAAGTGGCCACGAAGGGCGTCACTGGCGGCGTCTACATGCCGGACGAGGCCCGCGCCAAGTTCAACCTGCCGTCGGTAAAGGGTGGCGATCAGGTCTATCTCCAGAAACAGAACTGGCCGTTGGGGATGCTTGGGACCGATACGCCTCCACCGCCAGCGCCAGCCAATCCGCCAGCGATGCTAGAGGCGCCGAAGCCTCCTGAACTGCCGGAGCCGAAAGAGTTGGACCGGGCGGAACTGCTCGCGGCGGTGTTGAGGCGGCTCGAGGTGGCGGCATGAGCGATACCGAAGCCATCGCAGACGTAATCGGGACCGCTGTCAAGGCGGCGACGAATCCGCTAGCGATGGATCTCAAGGTGCTCCAGAACCAAGTCGGGCTCTGGGAGATGCGCTGGAACGACATTGCGGCGCTCAGGGAACGAGTGGCGCTGGTAGAAGCCAGAGCCATGCAGCCAGGGCCGCCCGGCGAGCCTGGCCCTGCCGGCCCGGCTGGGGAGCGGGGTTCCGACGGGCTCCCAGGTTCACCGGGCGAGCGTGGCGCGGATGGCATGCCTGGCGGCCTGCCGATGGATCTGCTGGATCGTCTCAATGCGCTCGAGCGCCGTGCAGTGCCGTCGGTGGAAGTGCCGCCAGAGGAGATCGTCCAGAGCCTTGCGGCGACGGTGCGCGCGGAGCTTGAGGCGGTGGTGTCGACGCAGCGGCAGAAGCGGGTGCTCCGGGATGAGCAGGGCCGGATCGATCGCGTGATTGACGAGCCGGTCGCGTGAGGCTGAACGCATGGCGCTAAACACGAAGATTTCCAACCTGTCCGCGAGTGCCGCGGCTGATGCCGTGTGCGTGTTGGCAAACACCGGGTATATCCGAATTTATGACGGTGCTCAGCCAACCAATGCCGACACCGCGGTCGGCGCACAGGTGTTGCTGGCGGAGTTGCGGTTCAACGCGACGGCCTTTGGTGCGGCCAGCAACGGGGTGGCGACTGCCAACGCCATCACGGCTGACAGTTCAGCGAATGCGAGCGGGACGGCGTCGTGGTTCCGGGCGTTGAAGTCTGACGGCACCACGGTGCTGTTCGATGGTTCAGTCGGTACCTCTGGCTGCAACATCAACCTGAACTCGGTGGCGATTTCCAGCGGTGCGGCGGTCAGCCTCTCGTCAATGACCTACACCCAGAAGGAAATCGAGTAGGCGTGGCGACGTTTGTGTTGGTGAAGCGCAATCGGAATCCTGGCGAGATCGAGCGCAGCGCCCAGGTGAATGCGCCAGCCAATCTCGTGACCGCGACGATCACGATCAACATGGATGTGGCAGACGTGACGAATCCGGCGACCGATGTCAACGCCTTTCTGGAGTGGGATCCGGATGGCGCCGGGCTGCGTTTTCTGGCCGGCACGCGGCTGGAGGGGCGTCCGAACAACTACACCGGGCCAGGGTTCGAGCCGTTCATTTCGCTGGGGCCCGAGGTCTGTGTGTTGATGCGTGGGAAGCCGGTCCGCGGCACGTTGCAGGCCACGACCACGGTCGGAACCGTTGGCGCCACCGTGGAGATCACATAAGTGGCGATCGCGCTGGCGCAGGCGTGGGCCTCGGCTATCGGATCAGGGACGTCGGTGGCGCTCGCCTATCCGTCATCGACGTCAGCCGCGTCACTTCTCACGGCCTGCGTCGGTTCTGGTGATGGCGGCACAGTCCTCACGTCCATCACGGATGGGCAGTCGAATCCGTGGACGATCGATCAAAAGTTCACGCAGGGTGCGGCGATCGAGGCGTCCATTAGTTCGATGCCGAATGCGCCAGGCGGGGCGTTGACGGTCACGGCGAACTTATCAGCCTCAGCCTTTGCGTCGAATCTTGCGATTGGCGAAGGCAGCGGTGCAGCCACCTCGAGCCCGAAGGACCAATCGACAGGCACTGGTGGGTTCTCCTCGGCGCCGAGCTCTGGCAACGTGACGACGCTCCAAGACGGTGAATGGATCATCGGGGTCGCGTGCAGCACGATCGCTGGTGCCACACATTCAGGGGGGAGCCTGGCGAATGAGCGGATCGACAACGCCGGCAACCGTCCGTTGTTCGTGCAGGACACGATCGGTGGCGCCATCGGCACATATGCCAGCAGCTCGACGGTGACAGGGGGCAACCAGAACTGGGCCGCGTGCATCTCCACGTATAAGGCATTGGCGGCCAGGCCGCAGGCGGCCTCGCGGTTGTTTCTGGGAGTCGGGATGTGAGCACCGGCTATGTCCAGGTCGCGCCGGACTCCACCGGGAAGTACATCCGGAACGAGTCGCTGTACGTTCCGGTCGATCTGTTCGATGGCACTGGGCCGATCCCGACGCTCGTGCAGCAGCAGGTGGTCACGCCAGCCGATTCGTTCGGCAAGATTGCTGATCCAGATCTCGCCTCTCGGCTGCAGGAACTGATCGACGGCCAGGCGGAAGTGCTGGAACTGTTGACGCTGATTGGGGTGTCCGCCACCAGCGCAACGCCGGGTCGTGT